AGGTAATTATCCACCGCTAAACGAAATTTTTCCCGCAAATCGCGTATATTGGAGGAATGAAAACTTACCAAATCAGAGCAGTTAGAAAGAGTTCCCACATATATCATTTCTTTGGAATCATATTCGATTTTTGCTTCATAACCTTTGTATGTCATAAAATCTCTCCACTAAATTTCAGTTTTCCATATCAAACTCTTCGCAAATTTCCTCGTAATACCTTTTTTCATCCGCAAAATGATCGTACACCATTTCCTCTACCATCATTTTGGCATCATGCTCACACATTTCCTTGCCGGTCAGCAAGTCCCAGTCTGTATCGAACACATTCGATATTGTAAGCCAATTTCCCTCTGAATCTCTAAACAACTCCACTATGACTTTGGGATCATCTCCATGATGCCCGAACACAAGCGTGTGAACCACTGCGCCGGATGGTTCTTTGTTCTCTACCCACTTTTTCATAGTATCCTCCAAATCTTAATTTTAAATATTCTCATAGGTTTTTTCAAAGATATCCGGCTTACACGGATACAGCTCACCGTTGACGCCCTTAATCACATAATCCCATACTGAAACATGGTGAATACCTTCCAGAGTCTCTATAAAAAGCTCACACGGCGGAGCGTCACAGCTTTCGGAAGCATAATGCATGACGCCCTTTTCGTAAGCTTCAACCGCCCAGTTCGGTACATACCAGTTACCATCACAGTCTTTTAAATCTCCATCGTACTGAAACGCTTCAATAACCACGGGTTTCTTTCTATATTTAGCCATAATATTTCCTCCAAATCTTAACTTTCAGTTTACATCATTTGGCAATTGTGTTCCCTTCTTCTCATACAAAGCACAGCTAGACACATGGTGATGGATCCAGCCTGATCCGCATGTCCTCCGTTCTTTCCACGGTTCAAGATATACAAGGTTTCCGCCCATGCCACAGATGCCATATCTTACGCCATGCTTTAGCCCATCTTGTGGCTTACATCTTTGACATTCTGTACAATCCAGAAACTCTTTGTTCCCGATAAACACCGACATTGCTTATTCCTCCAATCTTAAAACTTAGCTACTCCACATCATTTAATTCTTTATTGATTCCTGCTGCAATCAAAAGTAACCGTACTTCATCAACAGCACACGATTTCACGAAATGTGTATTACCTATATGCTCATGTTCTACATATACCAAGAAATGAGCCATAGCTTCATTGCTTACTTCTAGTCCAGCCTCTGTATTTGACTGATGATATGCTTTAATGTCTTTAACCATACTTCTTACTTCGCAATTGTATTGCTCACACCAAGATGCTTCTTCTGGAAGTCTCCCATGATAAAGAACAACTCCCAACAAGCAATTCATAATATCTTTCCATTTCTGATCCATGGCATCCTCCTAAGATCTTAATTTTCATCTTCTAATGCTGAATTAATTGCATCGCTTAAATCTTTAAAGCAATTTTTACATAAACGAATACGTCGATGTGATATGCCAAGTTCACTGGTTACTAAAAAATTTTTATCTCCGCAGTTTTCGCAGCAATCCACTTTATTTATCTGGATCCTAGATATACTGTTTTGTGGCTCTTCTTTTTTTAGCTTCTTAGCTATCCAATTCATAATCTTAATTTTCTGATGCATGTTTTAAGCCTTGCTTATAGCCTAATACAAATTCCACCCCCACTTCGCAGCCACAATTTTTACATCTATATTTTCCAAATCTGCTGCCCTCTACAAAATCATGCTTTTTACAATTATCTCTTTTTAAATTGTTTTCATTGATCTTTTGCATGATTTCTATTTGTTCTGGTTCTAACCCTCTACTTTTGGCTTTTTCAATATCAAACATTTCGCACCTCAATCTTAATAAATATATCTAGGCTTTGGGTGGCTCTTATTTTGGCCACGTTCTTTTACAATCTCAATTGCATCATTTATTCCCTTGATGTAAGCACTTGTATCGGTTATAGCTTTTATAAAACCAAGGTTTTCTTTTTTCTCATTTAACTGTTTCACAACCTCATCCACATCATAGGCAGTCGGTTGTTCTAGGATTCTATGCAATGCAAAATTAAACAAAGCTGTATCCATATCATCTTTCGTATTCCATTCTTGCAGCCTTTTTATCATTTCATCTGCATCAATCAGCCTCATAAAACACCTTCTTAATTGCAATAATCCAAAAACGCCTTAATCGTCTCATCAGCCTCACAACGTGTAAAAGAGCGTTTTCGCTTGTCTTTCTTTCTATGTAACGGCAAGCCAGCCATTTTTCTGCTATTATTGCTTAACAACATTTTCATGATAATTTCCTATCTTTATTCAACTTTTTCAAACCGTCCCATGTAATGACCTTTCCAGTCGGCACTTGCATCGGGCTTTTCTTCCATATTTGCCCTGTATGGCTTCGGAAGTGGCATCCAGGCATTCACAAATAAGTCCTGGCTGCTGCAAGTATCGCATCCATCAGCATCACCGACATACCATGCTCCACCACCATCATTATCTTTTTTATACCGTCCGATTATCGGAAGCGTGAAATTCTCAAATGACATCAGGACATATTCATCTTCTTCCGGAAGTCTCTCTTTCACCGGGATCCATTCTTTTTTCAGAACCGTCCGAAGTTCTGCCACCTCTGCATATTTTTCTATTAACATTTCTACACCATCAGGGTGTTCACCCGTATCTTCATAGTCCCTAAGCTTACACAGCGCACCATATAGCTTTTCTGCCACGTCTAAAGTAATCACATGGCCCGCTCTAAGCTGTTCCCACCTGACCCCCTTCAGACACCAGTTACCCAGATCATCCTTTTCCGTTAATCTTTTCATTTTCTTTCCCTTTTCTCACACACTCTCTATGCATGTACAATACCGTCCCTCTCTTTGTCCTGATCCACTCTGCATCCCCATTGATCACCTTCTGGCAGATGCAGCAGACCGGGACGGATATTTTCTTCGGATTATTCATTTGATAGTTCCCTCCGCGATCATTTGTTGTAGCTTCTTTTCAAGTTCCGCATTTTTAGCAATGCGGCTTTTCACCATTTCCATTGCATCAAGACCATGTATCTTACACATTTCAAGATCTTGATGTTGACGGCGCGTATCATCCTGCACAATGCAAAGCAGCAGCACCAATTCTTCCTCTGACATTATCTCTCTCTTATCTTTTGCCAGCTGTTTAATTACTGCCAGCATTGAATCATAGCAAAAGCAAATGGCATCCTCTGCCATGCTGTCTCCACCATAGTTCTCAAGCGTTGACTGCATATTTTCTCTCAAAGCCTGTTCCAGCTCTGTTTTTTTCAAATACATTTTGTCTCCTTTATCTTTTTCCATATTCCCGGATCAACTGTGCTGCTTTCTTCTGGCCTTTTTCTTCCAGGAAGCTAATTACATAATCAATATCACACAGCTGCCCTCGCTTTTTCTGGTTCAACCCGATGACCTCATCGATGCTGTCCCAATCAAATTCAATATTGTATTTTTTCTTTAAGACTTCTGCGTAGTCCCTGGCTGTTTCATATTGACAGCCGAACGGATCTATAGCATCCATCATGTCACACAGATTGATAAAGGCATCTTTCCATCTCAGCAGCCTGTCCTTTCCAAAGTGGAACTCCTGATTTAGCGAAAACATCACCGTTGGGGTGAATGTCGCCAATATTCGGTTTGCCAGGACCTGGCTTATCTCATTCGCCTTTTTTGCTGATACTTCCAGCGGAATGAAATGGGCATTTCTAACCCTGATCTCCTTCTTTAATTCTTCTATCCCGCCCCTTTCTACTATTTCCAGGGCATATTTGAGGCCGTCCATCCTAGCCTGATATGTTTTATCTCTTTTTATATTCATTTGTATTTCCTTCCTTGTCTCCAATGATCCATGTTGTACATGGTCCCTCCTTTCGGGCCGGGTAAAGGAGGTTTGATAGGTTCCCGGCCCTTTCGGTCAGTAGTATACTGGGTATAATAGATTGGGTAGTGACATATTCTGCTGACCACAAGTTTCTATGTATCAGCCCTTTTCAGGGCGAGATACCAATGTTTTCCCTCTTCGGGCTGGATCCGGACACAATGCCGTTCCATCATATGCAGGTCTTCTAAAGCTTTCGCTCATCGGCGATGGGTGTTTCTCCATGTCGATCAGCTCTGCTTCTTTTCTTTTTCTGCCTTTTTCTCTATATTCTGCTCTAACCTTATGATCTTCCATATAGTCTCCTACAGGTAGCTGATCCCGTATCTGCTACGGAACGCTTCCCTGGCTTCTTTTTCTGTTTTTCCGCCTGCAACCGCACGTTTCTCCCAGGCAAGTTGTCCCATCATCTTAGACATTGTTTCCGCCATTGGATTTCCATGGATCCGCGTAAGCACATCTCCTATGTTATGGCAGTTATTACAGCACGGGATTTTCAGTCCGTCTTCCTCTGCCTTTTTCCTGTTCGGGCCTCCAATCAGGTGATGTTTAGCCTCAACTGGTCTTCCGCAAAACAGGCAGTAATCGTTATATTCAGTAATTATTCCTTTTTTCATTATTTTTCACTTGCACATCCATGGAACTGAATGTTATAATCTCCTTGCATGATTTTTGATATTGAGTAAAGCCCCGGTTCTCCAATCCCATACCAGGGCTTTATTCTTTTTTATCTGGTTTCAAAAACAACCGGTACTGTCCACCATGTTCCTGAATGGTCGGTACTATCTTTACCTTTTCTTGTGCTCTTCTGCAATCATCGCAGATACTTCCTTCTCCCGGATCCAGAAAGCAGCCACATTTGCGGCATTTATTCCACTTTCTCATCGGCTCGCCTGCCAAATGTTACATAATATGGAAAAAAATGTGATTGCCTCCAGAATCCAACAACGATATTTCCAATCCTCACATGCTTCCTTGGCTCCGTGAAACAGCCGTCTGTAATAATCTGTATCCATTTTTTATGCTCCCTTCTTTTCTTTCTCTCGATTCCGAATATTTTCCCACGCTCTTAAGATCACTTCATAAGCTGGATGTCCTTCCGGCAGTTTTATAGAAGACATATCCTCTATAATTTTTCCTGTCCGGGCAGAAATGTTGATAACTTTCATATCTCTCCTTCCTATGCTGTTTTCACCTCTTCCTTATCCAGGCGCTCTTTTGCTGCCAGGATATCTACAGATGCCTTCATGATTACCAAACTGCTGTTATCCATCTGGCGAAGTTTCTCTACCATTTCCACGATCATCTCGTTTTTCTTCTGTTCCATATACATTACTCCTTTCACTTTTTGTTGCTTTGTGATTTTATAATATCGCATAGATTAATTCATGTCAATATATTTATTTATTTTTTGTTGCAAAGTGATATTTTGTATGCTATTATGACAATACAAGGAGGTGTATATATGAATCAAGGTGAACGTCTCAAAGCGTTACGTAAAGCGCTCAATATAAAGCAGGGGGATTTTGCTCGAAAAATTTCTACAACTCAAGGGCAC